GCCTTGTGCTTTCTCTCAAGAATGATTACGCTATCATCTCCGTCATTGAGGACCTCCACGTGGCCAAGCAATTTGCAAGACCTAATGTACGTCCATAATAAAGCACACATGATTGTGATGTTACCCAATGATGTATTCATATCGCCGGACATTCGCCGTCCGTCTACACTGTATTTAATCTTTCCGTCTTTCCCATAGTATCTGCCTTCATTCGTCAGGAGAAACTTTGACAAATAATCAAAATGCTCCAAATCCTCTCCGGCTGATAATTGTAAGAACTTCTTGTAGATGCTAAATTCAAATTTTAACATCGGCTGACTGACATGCTGATCAAATCGTTTTGCGTCTACGCATATAGCAATAGGATCGTGGAAACTGCTCCATTTCTCTGCTATGGCAGTTCCACGTTCATGTAAGTTCATTCCTTTTGCTACAGTACGTCGACCTTGACCCGTTGAATCGAAGATACTGTTGATCCCCTCATATACTAGTTCCTCCACTGCTTGTATATACCTACCCCACCTAACATTGAAACGCGGGCTGCGCGGCTGGATAGCTCTTGGAGCACCTCCTGCCTTCAAATACTCGTCCTTTACGAATATCTGTATGCGCCCATCTCGCACCTCTAAAGGTCGCGTCTTTAGAGATTCAATTGCTCTCTCGTAAATTCCCTTCTTCTGGCCGCTGTACTTGCTTAGAAACTCTAAGTCAGATACAGGAGCCACTTTTCCGTGTTCCCTAGCGAACTTATCCATACGAGACGAGAAACATCTGAGTGTTTCAAACACACCCTTTTCACCACCTTTCGGCGCTGGAGGAGATTGGTATTTTCCATCCAATTTTACGTAATAAACTCTCTCCAGGAGTGCATGTATGACCGTGTCCAGGTCATTGTTAGGCATATCCCAATGTGCGCCCTTTCCACCATCAACGGTGTAAAAGAGCCGATCGGCCTTTAGGCCTTTCAGGTGCCTGACTTCCTTCACGCGGACCCTATTGCCCAACTTAGCTGTTAACAACTGATCGTACAACTCCCATGGAACAGATGTCGCTGTTGTTGTGCCGCGTGTGGAGGTCAAGCGACCTCAATTCGATGAACGAGCGCAGATACGCTTAGCGTATTCAGTCTGCGCTCGGACACTCTCCTTAGCATTTGGGTCCTCTCTCAGCATCACCACTGATTCGACTGAGTCCCATTTGTAAAAGAAGAGCTCTGCAGCCCAGAGAATCGCGTCGGATAGATCAACGTCGCGCATATCTCTGAACCTAACATCCTCGTTCATCTTCAATGCCCTGGCTCGCCTACTCGCATCCTGAAAAATAAGGGTTCTATTTTCCGGTGTCTCCGGTAATGGACCATGGATGCCGCGCAGGATGGCTACAATGTCACCTGCTCGAGTAGGAATTTTATGAGGGAGGTTAGTATCACGGGCTCTATGAGCAGTCGTGAACTCCACTTGTGGTGCACCTCCCCCGCCAGGAGCCGAGTCCGTGGCCTGGACTCGACCGTTCAAGATAGCTTCAGCAACAGCCACGGGCACTACGGATTGTTTCGGTTCGATTCTTCTCGCCAATCGTTTTCGCAATCCTCTAGTGAGTTTCTGGGCTGCTGTTGCCTTCGGTGTTTCGCGGGGACTTGGAATAATCAAGTCTGCTATCTTCCGCCTCTGCCGTACCATCCATTGTTCGCCCTGATACTCCACTTCACCTGTAGTATCCTTCATGGTATAATGGACACCCTTCACCTGATGTTCC